CAAGTGCGTTATCTGGCCCGTAAACCCCCATCCACTAGCCATCCGACAGCTTGGAAGTGGGATAACTTAGGGTGGCCTTATAAGATTGCACTAGATCATGAAGCGTACATATTCCAGAACCACGACAACTCTGTGTCGAGTGACGGTGAACAGCTCTATGGTACTATTTGCGCACCTTGTGTTTATCATGGTAATGGTGGTCAGTTAGCTAAAGACAGGTTTGTAAAGTTAGCTAATGAGTTGGGTTACAAGGAACCTCAACCAGTGCCTTACCTTATGACACTGGACTACAAAGAGGTTGCACCAGAGATCCTAGTGACACCCTTTCTTACAGAACGTCAATGTGAGTATCTGATTAACAAGTCAGAGACTGTAGGTGGTTGGGGTCAACTTGAAGGTGACAAGTTCCCAGCGCAAGAGATACGTATAAAGAACCTTGGTTTGTGGGAAGAGTATGAAAACCTCTGGAAAGAGAAACTTGGCAAGATTGCTATGGAGCATTGGAAGCCATATCTTCACATTGGTCTACGTGATGCCTTTACCATGCGGTACTCTATGGATACGCAAAAGGCTCTGGGTTATCATACGGATGCTTCGTTGGTTACAGGGTCGGTAAAGCTGAATGACAACTATGAGGGTGCTACACTATTCTTTCCACGACAAGAGTTTAGTAACATTGATGTTCCAGTAGGTCACTGTATTCTGTTTCCGTCAGACGTGACGCACGGTCATTATGTCGATGAACTACGCAGTGGAATAAAGTACAGCCTAACCATGTGGACCTCAAGGTATGAGGGCGATGTAAACTAGGAGTAACAAATGTTTGGCACTAGCCCATTTTCATCGGCACCCTTTGCGGATGCTGGGGTAGAAAACTACGAACTTTCAGCTAATGCCATTACATTTGGTACACCTGCTGTTGATGATATTACTATGTCGGAAGAGGAAACTCTTGCAACACAGGGTGAACTTGCTCTTGGATCACCAACATTAAACACAACGGTTATTGAACAAGACCATAAAGTAGCTACTTCAGAGTTACTTACAGGTAATGTTTCCGTTCCAGACGCTGAAATGTTTGAGGATGAAACTTTCTCTACAGGTGATTTAGAGACTGCAAGCCCCGACTTGAACACAACATCTATTGAACAAGACCACAAAGTTTACTCTAATAGCTTAGAAACGTCTAATCCCACGTTAGATACCTCTGACTTCAATCAAGATCAAACTTTTGAGCCTGATGAGTTGGCTACAGGAAGTCCTGACATAGCCATTGCCACAATGTTTGAGGATGAAACTCTTGCAGGTATAGGGTTTACAACAGGTGTTCCTGAACTTAGCGCAACTGACATAAACCAAGACCACAAAGTGTATGGTGTTGACCTAGATACAGGCTCAGTTATTGTCTCTGATGCAACAATGTTTGAGGACGAAACTTTCTCTACAGGTAACGTAGAGACTGGTAATCCTACAATAGATACATCAGGCTTTAATCAAGATCAAACTTTTGAGCCTGATGAGTTGGCTACAGGGGACGTAAGTGTACCAGACATAAGTATGTCAGAGGAAGAAACCCTCTCTGCACAACTTATGGTCATCAATGATCCTGAAACACCTTCTGTTGACTTTACTCAAGGTCATAACTTAGGTTCTGTAACTTTTGTTACTGACGCTATTAGCTTACCTGATGCATCAATGTTTGAGGATGAGACTTTTGATGCTGCAAACCTAGACACTGGGACGACAGAAGTACCTTCACTCGCCCTTGTTCAGCAACATAAATTAGGTGAAGCTGAAGGTATAGACACAGGTGCCTCTAATGTAGTGTCTGTTGATTTTACGCAAGGTCATACGCTTGCACCAGAGGGTCCTACAGATACTGGAGAACCAGAAGTTGATAGGACAGTTATTGTAGGGGATCACTACTTTGCGCAAGAAGAGTTTGTAGCAAGTGGTCACACTTTAGGTACGCCTCTGTATAACGCTGACCTAGCACGTGAGGTTAATGCAGACAACAAGAAGATAGGTAACAGAGCAACTTTTGCTGGCGGCAACAAAACTAAGTTCGCAAGAACCGCTGGAAACAAAGTTAAGGTAAGATAATGGCTTTTAAGATTAAGACAAACGACAGTAGTCCAAAGTTGACTGTAGACCTAGAAGATGCATCTGGTGCAGCAATTTCACTAGCTGGTTGCGCAGCAAGGTTTCATATGAAAGCGTATGGAGCAAGCACACTTAAAGTTGATGCTGTTGCTGACATCACAGACGAAGATAATGGTCGTGTTGAATACACTTGGGCATCAGGTGATACAGACACTGCTGGAACTTATTATGGTGAGATTGAGGTAACCTTTGCTGATAACTCAGTAGAGACATTCCCTAACAACGGCTACTTCACTATCATCATTCAAGAGGACTTAGACTGATGTATGATCCAGATACTCTGCCTACAGAGGAAGAGATTAACAAAGCTGACAAACCTCTAAACAAACCGTTTCGGTTACCTAAAGGTTCCAGTAAAAAGTTTGGTGTGTACGTCAAGGATGGCGACAAAACCAAGAAGGTAACATTCGGTGATCCTAACATGGAAATCCGTAGGGATGACCCTAAAGCGAGAGCAAACTTTCGTAGTCGTCATTCCTGTGATACAGCAACCGATAAGACTAGCGCACGTTACTGGTCTTGCAGAATGTGGAGTAGTAGTACCGTGGGCAGTATGACCAAAGATATTACAGGCCAAATACTAAAGGCCGATGAAGAACAACGCATGGTCTATGGCTGGGCCTCTGTAGTAACCGAAAAAGGTAAACCAGTAGTTGACCGCCAAGGCGATGTAATCGAACCAGACACGCTTGTTAAAGCCGTAAACAAGTTTATGGAACATGTACGTGTAGGTAAAGAAATGCACCAAGGTGAGCAAATTGGACGAGTGATCCATTCTATGCCAGTCACTAAAGAAATAGGTGAAGCCTTGGGCATCCAGTCTGACCGTGAAGGTTGGGTCGTAGCTTTCAAAGTATACGATGATGACGTTTGGTCACGTGTTAAGTCTGGTGAACTAGCTGCCTTTAGCATTGGCGGCAAAGCAATCAAGGAAGATTACGACGATGCCTAATCTACTTAAACAACTTGAACTAGAAGAGTTATCCCTTGTGGATCGCCCTGCCAATGCACAAGCAATGGTATCCCTGTTCAAACGTGACAACTCCGATGAGGAAGAAATGACAGAAACACTAGAAAAAATGGGCTACGACGAAGATAAGTTGAAAGCCTATATGGAAGAAAAAGGTTGTGGTCGTTCAGAGGCTATGGAAGCCTTGAAAATGGACGAACCAGAAGAAATGGAAAAGTCAGAAGAAGTCGAGATTGACGAAACTGACGTTGCCCAAGCTGAGATCGACACACTGAAAGCAGAGAACGAGCGTCTACGCAAGTCTTTGATTGAAGCAGGTTATGTCATCAAAGCCGAAACAATCGAAAAGAAAGCAGAACCAGAGTACCTAGAGTATGAAGGTGAGCAAGTAAATAAAGCTGACATTCCAGCAGTAATCTTGAAGGCACTAGAAGCTGCTGAGATTGCTAAGGCAGACGCAGAGTTGACTAAAGCTGCAACAGAAACACTACCTCACTTTGACGTAGCTGTTGCCAAAACTCTTGTCGCTAAACATGCTGATGACGAAGCTGTAATGAACGTCCTGAAAGCTGCTGACGCAATGTACGCAGGTAAGATGGAAGAGGTTGGTAAATCAGACGCAGACGGTAATTTCACTTCTGCTGCTGACGCACTGGATGCAATGGTTAAATCCTATATGGACGACAACCAAATGAAAAAATCTGAGTATGCTAAGGCTTATGCAGCTATTGCAAAGACCGACGAAGGCAAGGCTCTTATCACAAAATCCTATAAGGGGGAATAACAATGGCTGTAATGCAAAGCCGTGATACACGCACATTCATTGCTGGCGAAGATCTTTCGTCTGCACAATTCAAATTCGTTACGCTAGAAGCTGATGGTCAAGTAGACTTGGCAGACGCTGCTGGTGAACGTGCGATTGGTGTTCTATTGAACAAACCAACTGCTGGTAAAGCTGCTACTGTAGCAATGACAGGTAAAGTCATGGTCGTAGCTGGTGATGCCGTAACTGCTGGTGACGAGATCCAAACAGACGCTGCTGGCGATGCAATCACTGCTGCTGCTGGTGACGTAGTAATGGGCTATGCTCTTGAAGATGCAGTTGATGGACAGGTTTTCGCTATGGAGTTGATCCAAGGCGGCAACGTTGTACCTGCGTAACCTAACATAGAAAAGGAATTATAAATATGCCTATGTTGACACCTTCGGCGGTACACCTAGACCAGCCGTTAACAAACTTGACCGTAGCTTACGTTCAAGACCAAAGCAACTTCATTGCTGACAAAATCTTCCCAGTTGTTGGTGTAGACCGTCAATCTGACAAATACTACATCTACGACCGTGACAACATGAACCGTACTGGTGACGTTAAAGCACTAGCACCACGCACCGAAGTTAACCGCATCGGTATGTCAATCTCTAACGCATCATACTATGCAGACGTATACGGTCTGGGTATGGACTTCGACGAGCAAACTCTTGCTAACGAAGATGCAGCGTTGGACATCCGTGCTGCTGGCGCACAAACTCTGGTCAACCGTCTGCTGATCCACCGTGAAGAGCAATTCGCTTCTACATTCTTCGGTTCAGGTATCTGGGGTACAGACAACACACCATCCAACTTGTGGTCTGACTACACCAACTCAACTCCAATCAAAGACGTAACAAACGCACGTCGTACCATGCAGTTGAAATCTGGTGGCTTCAAACCAAACACAATGGTTGTCGGTAAAGAAGTTCGTGACATCCTTGTCAACCACCCAGACATCCTTGCACGTTTGAACGGTGGCGCAACTGTTTCTAACACAGCACTTATCACAGATGCAAAATTGGCAGAAATCTTTGAAGTAGAAAACTTCTACGTCATGGAAGCGGTCAAAAACACATCTGTTGAAGGTGTNGCAGAATCAAACGCATTCATCGGTGGTGACCACGCATTGTTGGTACACGGCCCACGTAACGCTGGCTTGATGACACCTGCTGCTGGTTTGACCTTTGCATGGAACAACGTTCCAGGGGCAAACAACTTGGGTATCTCTGTTGAGTCCTTCTCAGACGATGCTCTGAAACGTATGCAAGTTGCAGAACACATCCAAGTTAAAATGGCTTATGACATGAAAGTCACAGGCGCAGACTTGGGTTACTTCTTCAACCAAGTAATCGCATAAATACTTTAGGGGGGGCTTCGGTCCCCCTTATCCCTATAGCTAGGAAGGTCCCGATATGAATTTTGATATGCCACTACAGATTGACCAACCGTTATTCGTTAAGGTTGCGTTTGATGGTCACGGCAAAAGATGGAAGATACAACAACACTTCCCTTGGAAAGAAATGGGTGTTGATTACGAACGAGTGAAGCACTTGTATGGCATTCGTTACCTGTATCACAACGAACAATTAGCTGCCGATATTAAAGTCGGTGATGGACTTGAAGTGCTAGATGCTGCTGGACTAAATGCTCTTGTTGATTCTATTAACCAAAAGGTTAAAGAGAAGACGACGACAGAGGACGAATACCAGAAAAAGAAGTGCAAGAAGTCTAAAATCCTTGACAAGCAACGTGGCCTAATTCGTTCTTGGCGACGTAATTACGGTGAACTAGAGGTATGATAAATGGCTTGGTCCTATGATGAACGTAACTTAAACACAACGGATGCTTTGGGTCGTCTTAATGCTACACGTTTTCTTATTGGTGATACCAACGAAGATGACCAGCAAGTACAAGACGAAGAGGTTGCGTTTGCACTGGCCCAAGCTAATAACAACACCTATTTCGCTGGGGCATTTTTATGTCGCACCATTGCTGCTAAATACTCACGTAACGTAGATGTAAAGATTTCTGGCGCACTAGAAGAAATGTCTAGTCAGCTACAAGCACACTACCTTGAGTTAGCAGAGGCACTTGAGTATCAAGCGTCAAAGACTGGCGGTGTACTTGGGGTTAAAGCTGGAGGCATAACCCTGTCAGCCGTGGATGCTGTAAGAGCAAACACTAACCGAGTAACACCAAAGTTTACTAAAGATCAATTCCAAATAGACCAGCAAGTATACGACTACGACAGGGAGTAAGCCATGAACGCCTACAATCTACTGCGACTTGTGCAGAGACATGGTTCTACTCTGACCTTGCATAAGGTGTCGGAAGGTACGTATGACCCTGCCACTGGTTCCCTTACTGGGGGTAGCACGACAGACTATGAAGTCACTGGTTATATGTATGATGCTATCCTAAGTATCAATGAGTCAGAAATACAAAGGGGTACTAAGAAGGTAGTAATACCTGCTCTTGGGCTTTCTGTTGTACCTGATGATGGTGACTCTATCTCTGGTCTTGGTGACAAGGTACATATCGTTAGTGTAATTACTTACTATTCTGCTGGTCTTGCAATCTTGTATGAGTGTGGAGTTGTGGAGTAATGAGGAATGGGTTTAATTTTAGCAAGTCTAAGATAGCTAAAGAAGTTGAAATGATAGACGATGCACTAGAAGATGCTGCACGTACCTACTTTACTAATATAGCTAGGGATGCCATAGAGTTCTCTAAACTTGGTAGTAACCCTATGTCTAAAGGTGTTGGTATGGGTGGTGGTGTTGACACTGGTGCTTACATAACCTCATTCTCTTTTATTACTGGTAGAGGTAGGCCAAGAGGTAAGTCATCAAAGGGTAGACCTAGAAAACANGACCCTAACAAAATGGGTGCTATAGGTTTAGAGCAACTTATGTCAGACTTACAAAGGGTGGATTTCAAGAACACAACAAGCATAGTGCTTAACAATGGCGCACCACATGCACCATACGTAGAAAACAAACATGGTTTGCTTGTGTTTAGTAAGTTAAGGAATAAATATGGCTAACGTAGATAAGACAATTCGTGTTGCTTTGGAAAGTCAGTTAGCTAATATTACTGACGTACCCTCTATAGCTTATGAGAACGTACCTTTTAGCCCTACAACAGGGGAAAGCTACTTAGAGGTACGTTATGTGCCTGTAACACGTAGACCTGCTGTACGAGGCTTAAATCCACAGCAGAGATATGATGGCATATTTGCTATTAACTGCTATGCACCAGAGGGTCAAGGACCTGCTGCTGCTGAGACACTAGCTAAGAATGTTATGGAAGCATTTGAGGCAACAACAAAACTAACATCTGGCGGTTTGACTGTATTTATTGACTATGCTGAAAGGCAGCAAGGTTTCACAGACAGCCCTTGGTTTCTTGTACCAGTTTCTGTAGGATGGTACGCATATAATTAATTAGGAGATAACTCATGGCCTTTGCACAGGGTTCACGTTCTAGCTTGTCGTACATCGTAGAAAGCACATTTGGTACGACACCTGCTGGTAACTTTACAAACTTACCTTTTTCTACTCATTCACTAAACCTAACCAAAGATCGTGTTGCTGGTAACGACATTCAGTCAGACCGTATGCCACGGGTTGATCGTCACGGTAACCGTCAAGTATCTGGTGACATTTCTGTTGACCTTCGTGATGCAGACTACGATGACTTGCTAGAAGCTGCCATGCTAAACACTTGGTCTACAAACGTTCTTAAAGTTGGCACAACACCTAAATTCTTCTCTATCGAAGATTATGCTGCTGACATCGACCAAGCACGTTTGTTCACTGGTGTTACTGTAAACACGATGGGTGTATCACTTGCACCTAACCAAATGGTGACAACAACCTTTGGCCTTGTCGGTAAAACTATGACAATCGGCGGCACAGAGAAAACTCAAGATCCAGCTTCTGGTGCAGCACCTTTTGATGCTTACTCTGGTGACTTGGCAATCGGTAACGTTGGTGGAGCATCTTCTGTTGCAATCGTAACCGCTTTGGACTTCACATTGACAAACGGTTTTGCCCCAACATTCGTAATCGGGGACGACTCTGCACCTTCACTAGAATATGGTCGTGCAGAGGTAGAAGGCACATTGTCTGCATACTTTGAGGATGCGTCTTTGATTAACCGCTTCCTAGATGAAACGGAAACTGAAATTGAAGTGTCTGTCGGTGATGGAACCAACACAATGACTTTCACTTTCCCACGAGTTAAGATTAACTCTGCTGATGTAGGTGTTGATGGACCAACAAGCCGCATTGTTAACCTATCCTTCGTTGCTCTATATGATAGCACAGAAGGTACAAACTTAAAGATCACACGATCTGCGTAATCCCTAGCTAGGGTAGAGGGGGTGTTGGTGTCGGGTCTGGCATCCCCTCGTTTTTAATTCTCCCGACAATCCCGAAAGGAACTCGACAATGGATTTGAAAGATTTAACACCCAAGAGTGATATTATCGAAGTTCAACTTGCTCACCCAAGTAATGGTGAACCACTACTCAATAATGACAAAAGCCGTATGACTATTTCCGTCTATGGCCCTTACAGTAAAGAGTACAAGAAAATACTCTACAAGCACACTAAGGACAAGATTAAAGATGGTCAAGCTAACTTAGATATTGTTGAGATAGAAGAGTTAAACATTGCAGTTCTCGCAGAGGCAACTGTATCTTGGAACATTACTTTTGACGGTAAGAACCCTGAATTAAGTATAGAACTAGCTAAAGAAATCTACGAAGAAGTGTTCTGGATTAAAAGACAGATTGACGAGGCTGTTCAAAGTTCTGTGGATTTTATGACAGCCTGATACGTGACCTGTTAGAGTATGCTGAACATCAATTTAGTCTCAGCGTATCGGGCAAAGATGGTGTCACGAAAAGGGAACACCTTGAGCAAGTACAAAAGCAGACAGGTAGAAAACTGAAAGAGTTACAAGGACCCAGTTTTCCAAATATGTTGGCTAACCTTTGGCAGGTTTTTGTTGACTTATCAAATACAAGGCAGTCGGGTTACGGTATTAGCCCGATTACCTACACTGAGATAAAGAACTATATTGATCTCACCGATACAATATTAGCACCTCAAGAAGTTAAGGCTATCAAACGCCTAGATTCGTCTTACATAAGGATAATGAACAGTGCAAAGTAAGTATGAAGTTGATATTTCCGAACTCATAAGAGCAAGGAAAGAGATCAAAAAGTTTGCTAAAGATAACGTAGATGCCTTTTCAGTTGTAAACTCACGTATGGTCAAGAGTGGAGAAGCGACTGCCCTAATGTTTGACAATATGGGTCGTGCGATGAACACGACTGGTAAAAAAGTCAACACTATGGGCATGAGATTACAACAGGTCGGTTATCAGGTAGGTGACTTTGCAGTTCAGGTTCAGGGTGGAACTAACGTAGCTGTTGCTTTTGGCCAACAGATGTCACAGTTGTTGGGTGTATTAGGCCCCTATGGTGCATTGGCTGGTGCTGGTGTTGCTATTGGTACAGCTATTATTGCTCCACTACTGGACGCTAGGAAACAAGCACAAGATACGCAAGAAGCCATAGACAACCTAGCTGATGCCGTGGCAGCACTAGATGATGAAACACTAAGTGACCTACAGAAACAGTTTGGTTCTGGTGCTAGTGTAGTTCAACGTATGAGAGCAGAAGTTGTGTCTCTTCAAGCTGATATTGCAAAGCTAAACTTTGATACTCAAGTTACTAACCTAGCTGAGAAGTTCTCAAATACCTTTACTGAAACAGTTATACAATCTATAACGGAAACAGTACCTCTTATGGGTGGTTTAACTACCACGCCAGTAGAGTACATGAAATCTCTTGGTCTTGACCCTACGATAATGGGTACAGGTTTCTTGGATGCATTTTATGCTGCTATCAAAGCAGGTGACCCTGAGTTGGCAGAGGATTTATTCTACCAGCTTACTGACGCTATTAACATGCAAGAAGGCGGTATGAATGGCCTTACTATTAAAGGTAAAGAGTTTGTAATAGAACTTGCAGACATGGTTGAACGTGCCTCTGAGTTGCAGAAAAACTTAGATAAAGCAGCTAAATTCTTTAATCGTACAGATGAAGGTCTTAGTGATGCTGAGTACAACACTATGTTGGCCTATCAAGCCTATGGTGAGAGTAGAATTAAAGGTTCTAAAACAAAACCAACAAAACGTAAAGGTCGTGACCCTGTAAATGCTAAAGACTATGCAGACCAATTAGTTCGTCAGGTAAATCTTGAACAACGTCTGATTGGGATGTCTCAGACCCAGCAAGACTACGCAAACATTATGTTTGACCTAAAAGAAAGAAACAAAAAGGCTGACATAAAACTATCAGAAAAACAGATGCAATCTTATGCTGACCAGATTACAAAAGTAAAAGAAGTTATCAGGCAGCAGAAAGAATTAGAAGCACAAACTGAGTCTCTGGCAAATACACTATCTTCACACCTAGAAGATGCTATGATGTCTTTCATAGATCACACAAAGTCTGCCGAAGAGAAGTTCAAAGATTTTGCTAGTGCTGTTATCTCTGACCTTTATCGCATACTTGTTGTACAACAGATGGTAAATGCTGCTAAAGATGCTATGACAGGCGGTAACTTCCTTAGTTCACTCTTTGGTGGGTTTAGGGCTAATGGTGGTCCAGTCTCTACTGATAAGGCTTACATCGTAGGTGAGAAGGGTCCAGAACTATTCGTACCTAACTCTAGCGGAACTATCGTACCTAACAACAAGATGGGTGGCAACGGTACTACTATCGTTCAGAACATCAACATTTCCACTGGAGTACAACAAACTGTACGTACAGAAATCCGACAAATGATGCCACAGATTGCAGAAAGTGCAAAAGCTGCTGTTGTTGAAGGCAAACGCCGTGGCGGTAACTATGGAAGGTCCTTTGCATAATGGCTATCTCATATCCTTTATCTTTACCGACTAACATCGGCATGGCTAGTATTGAGTTACGTGCTAGAAATGCTGTTGCGGTATCTTCCAGCCCCTTTACTTACAAACAGACTGTACATGCTTATGATGGTCAAATGTGGGAAGCGGATGTAACTCTACCCCCAATGAACAGAGATGACGCAGAGGCTTGGATAGCCTTTCTAATGAGCCTAAAGGGTCGTTATGGTAGTTTCCTACTGTATGACCCCTCTGCACGTTCTGTGAGGGGTACAGCAACTGCTGCGACTATATCTGGTTCTGCTGGTGACGATACAGTAACGGTGTCTATGTCAGGTACACTAAAAGCTGGTGACTATATACAACTTGGTTCCGCATCTGATGCCACTTTACACAAGGTATTGGTTGACAAAGATGGTAATGGTGACTTAGAGATTTGGCCTAAGCTGCGTAAAGACCGTAGTTCTGTATCTGCTGTACTTACTGATGCATCTGGTGTTTTCCGTCTATCTACAAACGAAACAGCTTGGTCGGTAAACGATGCAAGTTTCTATGGTATTTCATTCGGTGCTATGGAGGTTGTGGGATGAGCCGCACTATTAATGCAAGTTTACTTACAGCCCTTACTGGTAATCTAGTAGAGCCTTACTATGCTGTTGAGTTGTTCTTTGATAGTGGTACACTTAGGTTCTGGACTGGTATCGGTGACAGAACAATAGACAGTAATACTTACACTGGTACAGGCTCTTTGCTTAATATTGGCTCTGCTGATGAAGTTAATGACCTGTCTGCTAAATCCATGTCTTTATCACTTACTGGTCTGGATAGTGCTATCGTATCCCTTGTTTTACAAGAACCTTATCAGAGGCGACAAGCTAAGGTTTACTTAGGAGAAAAGAGTGTATCAGAGGTAGTTCAAATATTTAGTGGTCAAATGAACACTATGAGTGTAGATGATGCACCTGATGCTGCCACAGTAACTTTAGTCATCGAAAGTAAGCTGGTCGAGTTAGAACGTGCAGCTAATTGGAGATATACAGATGAAAACCACAAATCCCGATACAGTGGAGACACCTTCTTTTCCTACGTGCAAGCTATACAGGATGCACAAGTAGCATGGGGAAGAAGTGCAGATTAAACGACTATTTAGATAAAGTCGCAGATAAACCTTTTGAGTGGGGCGTACATGACTGCTTCACTTTTACTAATGGTGCTTGGCAAGCTATGTATGGTCACGGGTGGGCTGATGACTGGGTTGGCAAGTATATGACAGAGGGTCAACCCATGAGGCGTGACCAACTAAGGAAAACATTTAAGTTCTCTGACTTTAATATGGCCGTATCATCTAAACTTGAACCTTTTGACAGACCTGTGTTTGGTAGCCTAGTAACAACAAAGAAATCCCAAAGGTGGGTTATAGGTGTTGCTATGGGTATATCTCTTGGGTCACGTTGCGTGTTCTTGAGTAAAAATGGACTGGTTAAATTACATGCAGGGGATGTAGAAAGCTGTTGGGTACCAAATGTCTAATAAATATGAACTAGGTTGTATTACACAAGCACAGTACAGTAACGACTGGTCAAGAGTTCCTCGTATGCCTATGCAGGTCGGTGCCTTAATACTTGGTCAGATGGGTATTGCGGTCTCTACCACATTTACTTTTACAGCTATGGGTCTTATCACTTATGGTGTTGGTTATATTGCTACTACACTTGTGACTTCCGCTCTGTTAAAAGCCCTAGCACCTAAACAAAACTCTGGTAGTTCTGGGAGTTCTGGTGGACTTCTTACTAATGCGAGGGGTGCTACTTCTTCTGCACAGGTTGTATATGGTCAAGTACGTAAAGGTGGTGTTGTTACTTTCCTAGAGAGTACAGGTGAAAACAACAAAATACTACACCAAATCATTGTACTAGCTGCACACGAAGTTGAAGAAATAGGTGACATCTACATTAATGACGAAGTTGTTACTATGTCTAACGAGGACGTTACCTCTGAGCCTTACAATGGTTTCTTGAAGATTTATAAGCATACAGGTAATCAGGTAGACGCAGAGAGTAACTTTGCTAACAGTACCTCTGACTTATCTGACACACTACATGCAGAAACAAGTGCAAACTCAGATTTTGTTGGTAAGGGTTTAGCTTACTTATACTGTCGTTTTACTTATGATCAAAACGCTTATGCCAATGGCTTGCCAACAATTACAGCAGTAGTTAAGGGCAAAAAGATCGTCAAAACTTCTGGCGGTACTGAACAGTCTGCTGCATATACTAACAATGCTGCTTGGGTAATTAGAGATTTCTTAACAAGTTCCTACGGACTTAACGACGATCAAATTGATTACACAAGTTTTGAGGCTGCTGCTGATGTCTGTGATGAAACTGATGTTTTATCTGATGGTTCTGCGCAATATCAAGTAGACGGTGTTGTAGACCTTAGTCAACCCATAGGTGATGTTCTTACAGACCTAGTTGCTGCTTGTGGTGGGTCTTTGTTCTGGGGCGGTGGATACTGGAAGCTATACGCTGGTGAGTTTATTACACCTACCAAGACACTCACCCTTGACGACCTACGTAGTCCTATTAGTTTACAAACTAAAGCGTCTATGAGGGATAATTTCAACAAAGTTACTGGTACGTTTATAGACAAAGATAACGACTGGATTAGTGGAGATTACCCACCTGTTTCATCTAGTGTGTTCTTATCAGATGATAACAACGTAGAAACTACGATGGACCTACCGTTGCCATACACTACAAACAGTATAGCAGCACAAAGACTAGCAAAACAGATGTTGTTCCGTAGTAGAGAACAGATTTCCATGTCAGCAGACTTCGGGTTAGAAGCCCTAGATGTTGAGGTTGGGGATTTTATTAAGTTCCGTAACGAGAGGTATGGCTGGGGTTCTGGTTCAGAGAAAACCTTTGAGGTTATAGGTTGGAAACTTAACCCTGACCCTGATAACGGCGATCTTAGGATAAACTTGAACTTACGTGAAAGCAGTTCTGCCGCTTTTGGTTTTAGTGCTGCTGACGAACAAACTATATTATCTAATAATGCCACACTTCTACCTTACTATGATGTACCTACTATTGGCGTTAGTCTTTCACAAGAGTACCGTGAGGTCAACGAAAACGTAATTAACGTGCTTGTTGCTCAGATCACAAGTTCCTCTATTGAACGTATCGACTCAGTTATTGTTAAATACAAGAAAACCTCAGATACTAACTTTAGGTCTGTAGGACAATCAGTTCTTGTTGGCGAAGGTACGGACGTTGGTAGGTTTGAGATAGTTGGTATTGATACCCCAAGTATTAATGAATCCGCTATTAACTACACAGTGTCAGTTACACCTGTAAACGGACTAGGTTTTAAAGGTAGTACAGTAACAACAACCTTTAATGTAACTGCTGATACAACACCACCCTCTGCACCCTCAAGTCTATCACATAATTTATCTGGGGGTACAGCCTTCTTTACTTGGCCCTCTGTATCTGATTTGGATTTGTCGCACTACAAACTTTACTATTCTTCTAACAGTTCAGCTAACTTTGGTGATGCATCTGTATTAGAAAAAGTAGAAAAGATTGCTAGACCTGCTACCTCTATTACTCAACCTGCACTAGCTGGTAAGTTCTTTGTATCGGCTGTAGATAAAACAGGTAACGAAAGTACATCTGCTGCATCTACAGTTATTGCATCGTCTGAGTTACCTCAACTTGGTCAGTCTGATACCCACACAGAAAGCACAGCTTTTAGTGGTTCTAAGTCTAATCTTACAGTATCTGGTGGCGAGTTGTTTATGACTTCTTATGCTACGGCAGGGTCTACAGGAACTTATGAGTTCTACCATAATGGCGATGGATACTTTGATGTAGGAACCTCACGTACTGTTAGGCTGTCATCTTCTATTACAGTGTCACGTAAACATCAGGATGCTGTAAGTGGTGAAGTAAACTGGGACGACATACCTAATAACTGGGACACTTGGCCTAATAACTGGGACACATGGACAGACGAAGATGCAGACTTTGCAGATTACGCAGTTCAGATACAAGCAAGGGCAGCTACTACAACAGGTGGACTATCTAGTGCCACTTGGGTAGATGCTTCTGGTGAAATTGTTGGACGATATATTGAGTTTAGGGCAATATTGTCTAACACTAATGCAAAAATAAGCCCGTCAATATCGGCACTAAGTGCCACAGTGGAGTATTAACATATGTCACAACATGACTTTGTAATCGCTAACCAAACGGCTTCTAGTGCAAGGACCGACATAAATAATGCACTACAAGCCTTAGCAAGTTGTAACTCTGGGGCTTCGGCCCCTACAACAACTTATGCCAATATGTTTTGGTATGAGACTGACACAAACATCTTAAAGATGCGTAATGAAGCAGATGATGATTGGATTAACCTTCTATATGTAGACCAGACAAACAACCTAGTGCATATACTTGATGATACAGAAGTAGCAAACACATCAGGAACACAGACAGGTTTGATCGGAGGTCAAGCGCAATCGACTTGGAACACGGGAACAGGTACAACAGAAAGTTTGATTTCACCTGCCGTTTTAGATGCAAAGATTGCAAACAAGACTTCAGGCAAAACGTCCACACCAACATCAGGTATAACTCAATTTCCTGTCGGGTCATATACAATTCATTATGCTGGTGGTTTTTCGGCTTCCGCAGCATTGTTTGACGTAATTGATGCATCAACAAACAATTTTACTGTCATGGATGTTTCTGTAGGCAATTATGTGCAAAATACAATCAACTATGGAACGTGGATGTATATGGGGCGCATTTATGGTGTCAGTGGTTCTTTAGTATGTAGGATAACTTAATGGGATATAAACTAGGAACACGTAGCTTACAGAAACTATCAGGTGTTCATCCTGACCTAGTGGCTGTTGTGAAAAGAGCTATTGAAATCTCAGAGCAAGACTTCTCTGTAATTTGTGGCTTACGAACTATCGAAGAGCAAAAGGCCCTCGTAGCCAAAGGTGCATCAAAGACTATGAAGTCTTACCACCTTGAGGGTAAAGCTGTAGACCTAGCGGCATACTGTGATGGTATCCGCTGGGAACTAAACTTATACGACGAAATAGCTGATGCTATGATAAAGGCTAGTAAAGAGTTGGGTGTTACACTTACTTGGGGTGCTGCATGGCATAGGACCTTAAACTCTTGGGACGGTACAGCAGAAGATCTAATGAACGAGTACATAGACCTTCGTCGCAGCCAAGGAAAACGCCCATTTATTGATGCACCGCATTTCCAAGTGGAAGACTAGAGTTATGTATGAGATGATAGACTTATTGATGCAGTGGCTAGTAGCCCCCGTCATAATCGTGGTATGGCACTTGTTTACTAAAACAACTCAACATCAGACTGATATAGCTGTACTTAAATCTCAGGTAGAAAACTCTAAAGTTTCTCACGACAGAGAAATGAAAGAAATGAAAGAAACCATTAAGGCAATTTTTATTAAACTCGACAGTATAGAACATTCACTTCGGGATAAATAAAATGGACCCTGTTACAATCATATCTGGTGCTACTATGGCATTTAATGCTATCAAAAAAGGTATTCAGGTAGGAAGAGACTTGCAAGACATGCACGGACAGTTATCCCAATGGGCTAGTGCCATGTCAGACTTAGGTCAAGCTGAGAAGAGGGTAAACAACCCACCGTGGTGGAAATCTCTTGGTGGTTCTGTAGAGGCAGAAGCCCTAGAGGTTTGGAATGCCAAGCGTAAGGCAGATGCTATGCGTGAGGAACTAAGACAACACATCAGCTTTGTATATGGTCCACCAGCTTGGGAAGAACTGGTACGGACTGAAGCTAAGATTCGTAAACAAAAGAGAGATCACGAGTACCGTAAGGTTGAGATCCAAGAGGCTATTATTACTTGGGCTATATCAATCTTGCTTCTATTATCGGGTATAGGTGCTTTAGCGTTCTTTATATGGATTAGTACAAAGTAATGGAAAAGATTGGTAATAAGTATTACGTTTATGATAAGAACGGTAGGATACTTATTATTACTACAAATAGAAGGATAGCTGAAAATGTCTATAACACCAGAGTGGTTGGATAAGTGGCGCATATGGCCACGCATGATTATAACGTTGTATGGGTTTGCCTTCTATAAAACGACAACATGGTTTATGGCTTTACCAGATCCTACTAATGCACAAGCAGGTTTTGTATCTGTTATTGTTGGGGCGGGTGCAGGTTTCTTTGGGATATATGTAAATGGTAAAAATGCGAATACTGTTAACCATACTACTAATAACCCTGATAAGTAGTTGTAGTCAGATACCCTCATTTCTACTGGGCGGGGGTGGTCCTAACGTTGCTGCTAATACCCAAGTGGGTAAGGAAAACTACCAAGGTGTAACAACAAACATTGACCGTAGTGTAAGACCCGTGCTTAGTCCAGAAGGCCCCGTAGAGAGCATAGAACAGGACAACAGTACGACAAACATCTCTGAGGTAGACCCCTTGCTGCTAATACTCTTAGTGCTTGGTTGGCTTGCTCCTAGTCCCTCAGAGATAGGCAGAGGTATACTGTCTATATTCAGAAGAAAAAAATAATACCTATAAACTAAAGAACCCCCTAGGATTTCTCCTAGGGGGCTTTTTTGTGTCTAATTGTCTTGGTCCATTCCCAACTTGGTCATAACCATTGCTGTACCTTCGTACAATGTTTCAATGTCATTCTCTGTCTTACCTACACGATAGATTGTGTATGCGTTAAGACCTAAACTAAGTAGCAATGCGCCTTCAACGAAACTCACTAGGTACTTCCTTCCATAGATTACAAGCAAAAGTCTTACGTGTACCCCAAGTAATATCGGACACACGGTGTTTTTCTTCACCAGCAGAGAAGAATATAGCACGGTTGGGTACTGGTTGTATTCGTTCCACTTGGTCAAAACCGTGCTGGATCTCTAAGTAGCCACCATGTACTTCGTGGTATGGGTATAAGACAGAGCCAAACAGTGGTATGTTTACTTCACCAGTTTCACGCCAGTGCTTCTCGTCTTTGTCGTAGTGCCAACCTAGATCGTTACCCTTCCACAACACATTGTACCAATACTCATAACCAACAACACCCATCCGTTCTACGTGCAGTGGGTCAAAGAAATTCCACAAACGTTTAGCAACAACCTGCATGACGTTGTGGGGCCTTTGACTTACTTCCAGCCAAGCGTAGTTACCGCTACCAGAAGGGTCCCAGATGGCTAGGTCGTTGAATTGCTCCCATGTTGTCTGGTCAAGAAAGTTGTCTACTACAATCATTTTCTCTCCTGTTGTTGTATCAAGGCTTCTAGATACCAACGTGCTTTCTTGAGATCCTCGACACCATTCTTGTAACGCCATCGGTGTAGGTACTTAGCTACATTTCCACGGTAGTACCCTGTCAACTCTTCGTCGTTCAAGAAGTCTTTAATATACTCAATGCACTCAATAGACCCCTGACCGTAGTGAGAGGGTTGATTAACGTTGTCTGTCATAGTCTCTCTTTCATAAACACTTTAACCCACATAGCACAGATGTCAGACCGAATGATGTCATCAACACCAAACTCAATGATAGGTACAGGCATCATGTGCTTCTTTGCTAGATGGATAACCTTCGATAAACCGTCAGCCTCTTTCAAGTCCGACTGCTGAATGTCTCCATTAAGCACAATAGTAGTACCTTCTCCCACCCTTGTCAACAACATTTTTAACTCATGTGTCGTAATGTTCTGTGTTTCATCGACAATGATAAAGGCGTTGTCAAAAGATCGTCCACGCATAAGGGCCAGAGGTGCCATCTCAATGTTGCCATTTTTGATGCCAGTTTCTACTACACCTTTACCTAGATGCTTCTCTAGCACGTCTAGTACAGGCAAGGCCCAAGGTTTAGTCTTTTCCTCTAGGTCACCCTTGAGGAACCCCAACTCTTTTCCTACGGCAACGTGAGGTCTTGTGATGACGATTTTATCAATTTCTTTCGTCGTGTAGAGGTCGGCAGCATAAGTCGCAGTAACATACGTTTTCCCAGTACCCGCAGGGCCGAGGATAAAGACTTGTGAATACTCTTTAAGAGCATCTAGTAGATCCTTTTGTTTATCTGTTTTAGGGACAAGTCCAGAAGTTCTCTTCTCGTTTGCACCCTTATAGTTTGTCTTACGTCTAGTCTTTCTAGGTTTGACAGGGAAGTCTGCCACGTTATCGTCATCCATTGATCTCCACCAGTTCTGCTGATGTATAAGGAATATGAAAGAACAACTCACCTTTACGGATATATCGTCCTTTGGCTTCACCAAGGCTTTCTTTAGTAAGCAGTGTGTCTTTGATACGCCATGCTTGCTTTAGGTCCTGTCGGAACACATAGAAGTTTAGCACACCATTCTCTGACCCATGCTTATCTAAGAGCCTCTGCTTTCGTTCAGGAATGCGTATCTCTTTCCAGTGGGTGGGCCAGTCTCCATCCCAAGAAACCTTAACCTCTGCCTCGTTAAAATAGGTATAGCCACCTTTTTGAGATACGACATCAACGTAGTAATTCTCCTCGGTGTTTACAATAGTGTGTCCCTTAGACTTTAGCAGAGACACTAGGGCATCTTTAGCTGGTCCGTCATAGGCTGCATATAAAGCACGGTTAAAACTCTTTCGGACTGGTTTCAATTAGGTATTCCCTTAGTTCTGTGTACCCACCAAGGTGAGTGCCATCGGGTTTGAAGATCTGAGGCACAGTCTTATGACCTGCCTGTTTGATTAAAGTAAGAACCCATTTGCTACTGGGGCTTTGTACGTTGTATTCTGTGTAAGGTTGACCTTGGCTCTTTAGTAGAGCCTTAGCCGTATCACAGAAGTTACATTGGTCTCTGGATATTACTACCCACATGCTCTCTCCATTTCAGTTCGTGCAGTAACTTGACTTGTTCATAGTCGGACATTACCATCCAATCACGTATCTCGTCAAGGGTCCTCTTGCACCCTATGCAAAAGCCATCGTCATCAATACGACAAACCTTTACACAGGGCGAGGGAGTAGACCCTAAGTTAGGTCTACGATTTCGCATGAGTCACCAGAGCAAGCAAGTGTTTGCATACCAGAGGTGTTGTCCTCTGCCTCGTACTCTGACAGCTTTGACCAATCAATACTCTCTGGCATCAGCGACAGTAAAGTCTCGTAATCTGATTTACTGCACTCTTGGTAAGGGGCTTGCTTGTATGAGTGGTCAGCGTGTGGCAAGAAAGACACACCAGACATTTCATCAAAGTGCTTGT